GCTTTTCTCCATCACCCGCTCGAAACCCAGTTTCACAAAGCCGACGCCGCAGGTGACGGTGCGGCGCACGACCATTTTCATCATTTGTTTGAAGGAGTGCACCTGCTGATCGACGTTGTAGGCGTAGAGCAACTCCAGCGTCTTGCCGAGTTTGTCCATCAGCGCGTTCTGCGCCTTGACGCGCGCGGCATCCATGGCGACCGCCATGCCCTGCTGCGCCGCTGCCATCATCGCCGGATTGCTTTGCACGGCGCTCATCGCGCCCATGACGCCGCTCATCGTCGGATCGCCGCCCATCGGCGGCGCACCCGGCATTCCCGGCGGTGCGCCGGGCGGCATTCCCTGTAGCGGCATACCCGGCTGCGGCGGCATCCCCGGCATCACCCCCGGCTGCGTCATTTGCTGAACCATCATGCCGCCGGTTTGCACCAACTGCTGCAACTGCGTCTGCGTTTCATCCCACGCCGTGGCAATCATGCGCTCGCGCTTGCGCGCGATGGCCTTGGGATTTTTGGCGTAGAGGAAGGCCGTCTTTTGCGCGACGAGGCGCAGCGTCAGATTGGCAACGTAGCGCGGATCGGCAGTGTTGCTCCCATCACCGCTCGTCGGGTTCAGGTTGCCCTTCGACCACTGATGGCCGAAGGCAAAGTCCTGATCCTCCAGCATGCGCCGGAAGGCTTTATCCCAGTGCTTTTTCGCCGCCTTGACGCGCCCGGTCCATGCCGCGACCAGCGCCTTGCGGCGATCCGGCGGGTCGGGTGCATCGCGCGGGATGGTGTCTTTCTTGTCGGGATTTTCCGTCTGCGCGTAGCCAAACTGGACCGTGCCATCCGCCGCGAGCATCTGCGCCAGCAGCGATCCGCCAACCGGCCCGCCCATCGTTGTGTCTACAGCCATCCGTTGAGGCTCCTCTTGCGCCGGTCAAGCCCCTCGCGACGTCTGGTGCCCGCAAGCAGTGCGCGGAACGTGCCTTCCGCAACGACTGGCGTCACAGGCCGCTGCTTGGTTCGCGGCCTCATCTTGTTTAGTCCCAGCCCGATGAGCGCCAAGGTGTCGACGAAGTCGTCCTTGTTGCCCAGCGGGAATTTCAAAATCTGATCTTGCGCCTCGCCCCACCATCTCGTCCAGCCGGGGAAGTGCACCATCTTCATTGCTGCGCGCGCTTGGATCGACTGCGCGCGCTGCTGCTTGTCCTGTGCTGGTGTGATCGGATCGATAGCGCAGAACACGCGCTTCTCCAGCATGCGCTTGCGCAAAAACGGCGCAATGGACTTGGTGACCTGACCGTTCTCAGCCCACCAGAATTGCGGCTTATATTTTTCGATCAGGATCAGCATGCTCTCGACCGCGACGTTGCTATCGAGCCGATGCCAGATCACATCGGGCATGATCCACAGATGATCGGCCTTGTCGACGCCAACCACCATCAGGCAGGTCTTGTCGCCTTGCCGCTCCTGCGTCACCGCGTGATCGCTCGCGCCGTAAAAGCGCATCTCCTCATGCGCGGGCAGATCGCGCATCGAGTTGTAGGTGATCATATCCTCGGCGCGGAAGAACGCACCCTCGCGCGGTGACGGTCGGCCCTGATAGAGGGCATTGAAGCCGCGCGGATCGCTGACGCGAATTTCTTCCAGATATTCCTTGTCGAACCGCTCCGGCCACAGGCTCTCGCCCGGCTCGCGCTTGAGAATGTCGTCATCTTCGGCCAGCGCCGGGAGATCGATCTTGTGCCAGAGCCGCGCCTCGTCGATGGTGTAGAACGGATTGAGCGGATCGGTGAGGCGACCGATGAGGTCGTCTTCGGTCCATTGCGTGGTGATCAGCACGATCACGCCGGTCTTGTTCATCAGGCGGGTGCGCAGCACCTGCGTGTACCACGACCACAACGTGTCGCGGATGACGGCGCTGTCGGCTTCCTTGCGGTCCTTGATTGGATCGTCCAGCACGATGAGATGCGCGCCGCGACCGGTGATGGCCGAGCCGCGACCGACGCAGAACACAATGCCGCCCGCCGTCGTCTCGACGCGGTTGACCGCAGCCGACCGCTGCTTGATTTCGAGATCGGGGAAGACCTGCTTGTAGGCGGGCGACTGCATGATGTCGCGAATGCGGCGACCCAAATCTTCTGAGTAGGTCTGATTGTAGGTGGCGACGATCACCGACTTGTCGGGATGGCGACCGATGTACCACGCCGGAAACATATTCGACGCCAGCGTCGTCTTGCCAAACCGGGGACCGATTTTGATGATCAGCCGCCGGAATTTGCGCGCGTCGATCTCCTCAAGGCCAGCGCCGATGACCCGGTGAAATTGCTGCGGCGAATACAGCGAATAGGCCGGATCATCGGCGTGGTCAGCGTCGGGCATCATCAACTGCGTGAACGCAATCAACTCCTCGCGCGCCTTGAGGATCGCGCGCTTGCGCTGCAGCAGCGTGAGATGCCGGTTGTTCATCGCGTTACCTTTCCGCAATCAGCGCACATCCAATGCACTGACTTCTCGTCATAGTCGATGCATCCGCCGCAGCACTGCAGCCAGCATTTCAGTCCCCACCAATTCCGCCAATACCTCAACCTCATCAGTCGTAGTTTCGATTCTTCGGTCGACCGACCGGTTCGGGATGTTTGGTGACATGCATCGGCACTTCCTTGCGGCTGACCGTGCCGGTGACCTCGCGACGGCCCGGCGTGCTGGCCGCTGGCGGTTTCTGCACGGCCTGCTGCACATCGTCCTGTGGCGATGAGTGATGCGAGTAGCGGTCGCGCGTGTCGGATGGCGGCGGTCCTTCGTCGGTGGTGTATTCGTCTTTGTTCTTCTGCATGATGCTCTCCTATTGTTGGTTTTTCTCCAGCCACTTGGAGACACGGTCGACCCACTGCTGGTTGGCGCGCTGATATGTCGGTGCGCCCTCAACGCCGCGCGCCATCAGGTAGTCGTGGCGGTACGGCTCATAGCCCAGCCTGCGGTAGGCGTTGATCATGTCGGGGAACATGACCTCTTTCGGCACGCTGGTGCCGAAACTGCCTTCGTAAGAGCCAGCCAGCTTGGTCGGATAAGTCAGGTGCAGCGCGCCCTCGGTAAACGTCCTGCCGGTGGGATCGGCGCGCGCGATGGACAGACCAGACGCGCCAGTCGGCACATTGAGCAGCCGCGGATCGGTCACTGCAAAGCGCGCCTCGGCGACACTGGGAAATCCGGCCTCCTGAAACTGCCGCGTATCCATGGTCTTGGCAAATTTGTTGCGCACATCACCGCCGCCCTCGCGCAGGTATGCGGCAAGATCATCGGCCTGCACGCCGGGCCAGTCACGAACCGGGCCGAAGTTGGCATCTGTCCTGCGCATCGCGGCATTGAACGAGCCAAGGTCTCTGCGGCCTACAGCGGCGTCGGCCAGCATGTTGGCCAGCGTGTCGGACGCATGATGCGAAAAGTCGACCGACCGCTCGCCCATCGCGGTGTACGGCAGGTAAACCGGCTTGCCGGTCGTCTCGGAAAGATCGCGCACGGTATTGCCCAGCCTGCTGGCGACACTCGGTGCCGATGCCCAAACCGCACCTTCCGGCGACTGCGCCGCCATGTAGCCATGGCCACCCTGCATCGTTACCGGGTTGGCGAGCGGTGTCTCGCCGACCGCGGTCAGTGCGCTGCCAGCAGCCGAACGGTCGCCCAGCGCAGGCAGCAGCAGACCGCCCTGCAAATCAGACGGCGTGATGATCTTCTCGGGCACTGCCGCAACGGCGGGATCAGGAACGTGCGTTGCAAACATTTCGGAGATTGGCCGCGGCAATTTTACTTTTGAGATGCCGTGCCAGAGCGCCGGGTCTCTCGTCACCCCGGCAATGCCGCCACCGCCGAAGCCGCCAGCCAAATCTTGCGTCTCTGTCGTGTCGGCGAGCATCTGCGGCACGCCGCCCTGCTGGTAGTTTGCAATGTCCTTCTGCGTCTGATCCTGCGCGCGCTGCAGCCAACTTGGCCCCAACGGCGACTGATCGTATGGTGACGGCGGTGGCGCAGTGCCCGACAGCAACCAGTCCTCCGGCGTCAAGCCGCCGTAGAAGGTTGTGCCGAGACCTTGGTCCATCAGAACCTCCGCCGATAGCCGAAGTGAACTTCGGGCGGCATTGGTCGCTCCGGCATCGGTTGATATTTGCCGGAAGCAAACAGTTCACCGAGCGGCACCGGCACCGTGACGTTGCCGGAGATTTGCGGTGGCGCGTTCGGGATCAGCGAGTTGATGTCGACCTGCGGCATCACATATCGCGGTGGCTGGATTGGTGGGGCAAATTGCGGCTGCTGATACGGCGCATCCTGCTGCGGTAGCGGCAGCGCGTACTGCGGCACGTCCTGCGGCATATCCCACAGGCTGGCCAGAGAATTGCCAAGCCACTCGTCATTCGTTGGCATCAGTCACATCTCAGAACATTCTGCGCATCAAACGAACAGCGGCAACATGCTGGCCAAGAGACCGACGCCGCCACCAGCATGAGGATAAGCACGCCCAAAGCGACGGCCAGCACCATATTGCGCTCGATCATCTCCGCTCTGGTTTCATGATCGACGGCGTCTCGATGCCCAGCGAATTACCGATGTAGTGACCACCGAAGAACGACCGGTCAGCCAACACCAACAGCGCGATCAGCGCGATGGCAAACACCAGATACCGGACGATGTCGAGGATCGGCGCGGCCATGCCCATGTTGGTAGCCAACCAGCCCAGCAGGATATCGATGATGTAAAGCACCACCAGCAGCACGATGATGCCAACGGCGAAGCCGATGATGCCGCCTGCAGTGAGGGCAGCACCGCCGCTGCCGAACAGCACGGCCTTGATGGCCAGCAGGATGACCACGGCGAGCACAACCCCGATGGCAATCTTGGCCACCTTCTTCATGGTCGGATCGACCTTCATCCAGTCGATGGTGATGAAGAACAGCGCGCCGACGCCGCAGATGACAATCAGCGTGATGACAAAATCAATCAGCCCTGAACCGGTCATTGTTTTCTCCTTCAGTCTCGCAGTGCTTGCCAAGTGTAAGAACCGCACACACCATCAACGACGAGATCATTCCGATATTGGAAGGCCATCACCTGCAGTTCGGTGGCAGGACCGAAGTCGCCGTCGATGCGCACGAGATGCACGCCTTCGTCGAGCAGTTGGCGCTGCAGCACCTTGACCCACGGCCCCTTGTCGCCGCGCTGCAGCACCGGCAGCAGTTTGTCGTCTTCGACCTTCGCCACATCCGCGGGCACGCCTTCCATGTCGATCTGCCAGAGGTGCTTGTCGTCGTAATATTCCGGCTGCGATTTCACCGAGAAGTGCGCGTGCAGGGTGTGATCGTTTGACCCGGTGTAATCGCGCCACCACCACGCCTCGTGATCTTGACCGGTGCCGCTGCAGATTTGCTTATTCCAGATGATATATTTGATGCGCTCGTCCTCGCTGGCGATAATCGAGTCGACCAGCGCCTGACACGACATGCCGTTCTCGGGATCGTCGGTGATGTCCTGCGCCGTCACCACCCACGTCCCGTCATCGTCGTAGACCCATGGGTTGTGATCGCTGGTCGTGGTCTGGTGGCTCTCGTCGCCAATCCAGCCATCCGACGACACGTCGCGGTTGGGCGCGATGGCGTTGATCTGATCGACCAGAACCGTCAGACACTCGGCGCGGCGGTCGGTCATTTTCTGCTCCGGTCGAAGCAGTCGCTCGCCATGCGTTCCAGCAATTTGTCCTGCGCGTCGAAGCGCGCGCGTGTGTTGGCCGCGACACTACGCAAAATGTAAAGTTCGGCGGTCAAGAACATGAACATGACAACAACCAGCGCAAACGCCACCGGATGCGACTTGAGATTGTCCGCGACCGTTTTGACGGTAGCGTTCATAACTTGACCATCACGTTCCAGAACGACGTCGGCGCAATGTTGTTGTGCGGTTGACCGCCGCCCGATGCCGTCCCACTGATGGAGCCACTGACGCTGACGGGCAACGCATTTGCGTGCGGCGTGACACTGTTAATAGTACCTACCGGCTCGCCGCCTGCCGTCTGCGCACTGCCGCCGGTTGTATCAACCGATGTCACGGCACTCCCGGCGCTACCGCTGCCGCTCATGCTCCCGCCCACACCCATGCTGGCCTGCTCGCTGGCAGTCAGCGTGTGAGTTTCCTCGCCAGCGACGGAACCAAGCGCATGCGCCGTCAGTCCAGCACCGGCACCGGCCACGGCCAGTGCGCGGCCCAGCGCCAGCGGCAGCTTGAGCGTCTTGTGCGCGGTAAAATCATTGACCGCGCTGACGCCGCGCCCGCCGGGCAACACCGGGCACAAGGCATCGGGGATGTTGGTCCAGAGCGTGATGAACAGCGCCTGCGTGTCGGCACTGGCACGCGCGGTGGCACCCGACGACGCATCACCGATGGTACCGTCGTTCATCATCACCCAGCCCGCATCGGCAATCGTCTTGAGCGTCAGTTTGGCGTCACCAGTGCTAAATCCCGATGTGGCCGCGCTGACCACATTCTGCACAAAGGCTGTCGTGGCAATGGACGTGTCGTTGTCACCCGGTGCGGGCGTCGGGGCGGTGGGGGTGCCGATGAAATTGGGGCTGTCAATCGGCGCGCGTGTCGTGTCGGTCGGGTGGGCGTGATCCTCGCGCGCATATTTTTGCGACACGCCGACCAGCGGCACGGTGCCGTCCATGACCGGCGCAGCAGTGCCCACCTGCCCGAGAACAAAGGCAGTGGTGGCGATTGACGTGTCGTTGTCGTTGACCGGCGGCGTCGGGGCGGTGGGCGCACCTGTGAAATTGGGCGAGGCCAGATTGGCTTTCTCGTTGTCTAACTCATAGAGCGCGCCCTGCACGTTGATCGACGCAATGCCGCCCGCAGGCACGTTGATGATGTCGGCGGCGGTGGCATCGGGGCCACCAGCAGCAACCACGTCATCGACGTATTTCTTGGTCGCCGCCTGCAGCGCGGCGGTGGGTGCGCCGACCAAGATCAGCGCGCCGGTCATGGTATCGCCAGTCTTGTCGACCTTGCCGCTGATCAGACCGGATAGTTCGGCATCAGCCGCCTGATAGTCGGTGATGATGGAGGCATCGGCATTCTGAAACGCGGTGCCGACAGCAGCATCCCCCGCATCGATGTACGCCTTGCTAACGCTGTCGCTGACAAAGCTGTCCCATTGCGTGGCATTGAAGGCACCGGGGCTGACCGCTGTGTTGCTGCGATAGAGGACGCCAGCCTG